TGGGAGAGATCTATAACTATAGGTCAAGAAAAGGTACAACTATTGATGTAACATCTTTATTATACAAAAAGTAATGAAAAAGCTAATCATAGGAGCTCTACTTTTGAGCATAAGTAGTTGCAAAAACATGCAAGCTGATTATAATGAAAGAGCAGTGGGGGTGCACAAAACGTGCCCTCATTGCAATTTTGTAACGTCAGAAGGCAGGTTCTATGCAGTAGATACCAGTCAGCTACCAAACATTATCTACAATGTAATCTTTAAAGCAGGTGGCTGGTGGTACAAGGCATCAGATGTTGATCATCTCATACGTATAAATTAAATATGAGAAACTGTTTGAAATTTGAAAAAGGGTGTAGTATATTTGCAATACTATAGAAGACCGGCAAATCTCCTAATAGTGATCTAACTAACTTTACGATAAAAACGAGGATATTAAATTATCCGGATTCCCCACTGTTGCCTTTGCCGGTCTTCTAACAGATGGGGTTTTCTTTTTCCAGTCATTTGGCCTCAAAACAGTACTAAAGAAAGTATGTACTGAACAAATAACTCAAGCTTTACTAAAGATGTATGTAGTTGAAATAGGATGTTCTCTTCTCTCTCTGAGAGCAAAGTAGACAACTGAAAGCTTGGACATACATAAATACAGGTACATGTTTTACAAATCCATGCTCTGAGCTAACCTCTCAACTTGGTCCCTCACAATCACATGTATCCTCCCAAAGGGAAAGTATACTCTAACCAAGTATAGGGAATAGTAGGTAGCTTGACTAGTAGGAGAGGCTTTCATTGATCCTTCTCCACAACCCAACCAGGTCATATCCTTGGTGAGGGAAAGAGGTTGGTATGGACTCATCAATAAAATAAAAAAGTAATATGGAAGATGTAAAAGAAGAGAATCTAGTACAAAAACTACCTAAACTAGAATATACCACTCCTCAAGGAAAGACAATAATCTTTAATGATCAGCAGGTTAAAGTCATTTTTGAAATAGAGGACTGGTTAGAAGATAAAACAGAGCTATTGTATACACTCTCTGGTTATGCCGGCACAGGTAAAACAACACTCATAAACTATATCATTAGTGATATAGATAAAGTTGTAGTATCTGCACCAACACATAAAGCAAAGATCCTTATCTCTAAATCTACAAACAAAGCAGGTGAGACAATACAAAAACTCCTTGGTTTAAGGCCGAATACTGATCTTGAAAACTTTGATGTGAACAATCCTAAGTTTGATGCTATAGGAAAACCATTTATATCTGACTACAAATTAGTTGTAATAGATGAAGCATCAATGCTTAATAAAGATCTGCTAGAAATGCTTATAAAAGAAGCCACACAGTTCAATACAAAGATATTGTTCATGGGAGATGAAGCTCAGTTACCACCGGTAAATGAGCATAAGTCTAAGGTATTCTCTATAAAGAACATATCATACCTTACTAAAGTAGAGAGGCAATCATCTGATAATCCTTTGATGAAAATATATGACAGCATCAGAGACAATATCAATACAAAGGATGACGTGTTTGAGCATAAGACAATGCTACTGGATAATAAAGGTATTGTAATATATACCAATGAAGATGAGTTTACAGAAAAGGCTCTTGCTGCATTTACTTCAACAGAATTTGAGAAAAATAAGAATTATGCAAAGATCATAGCATATACAAATTCATCTGTAAAGTATTGGAACTCAGTAGTTAGGGATACTTTGATAGGTAAAGGTAAAAGAATAGTAGAGCCTGGTGATCTGCTTATGAGTTACAGTAACATCATAGTAGATAAATACAATCAGATCTATAATTCTGCAGACTACAAAGTTATCAGTGTTCAAAAAACTCACAATAACTTTGAAATAGAAGTTTATTCTGTGTTATTGCAAGATATTGATAATTTGGAGAAATACAGCGTTGACTTTCTTATCTTAGAGAGTCACAATATAGAGAAGTTCAAGAAGATAGGTAATGTACTATTAGCTCAGGCAAAAGGAGCTTTTACACCAAAACAAAAAAATATAGCATGGGCCAAATACTACTCATTCAAAAGTCATCATTGTCTGATGTCACCTATAGGAGATATCTCTAAAGACTTTGACTATGGTTATGCTATAACTGTACACAAGAGCCAAGGTAGTACCTATACAAACGTCTTTGTAGATGAAGCAGATATAGATACTAACAAGAAACATGCAGAGAGAAATAAGCTGAAATATGTAGCATTCTCAAGGCCTACTGATGTTGTACATTGTTTGAACACAACACTACCGACACCAAGAAAACTCAATGAGCATGAAGTACTGATGAAAAATCTCTGGGAGAAGGCAAGTAACCAGCAAGATACAAAAGAAGCAATTCTTGCAATAGGAAGGTATTTAGAAAACAATAAACTGATCTAAAAAACCAGAAGATGATAAGATCATTAAAAGGAGACAGGGAACTAATAGAACTGCTCGGACATGATGCAACTCTTGACTTCTTGACAAAGCTCATGGAGGTTATCAACAAAAAGAGAAAGAGAAAAGGTGACGATGAAGAACAAACAGAAGATGAAGGTCAGGGTTTTCTTGCATCTATAGTCAGTTTTCTAGTAGAAGAATCAGATAAATGCTTCTTTTGGATAGAATGTTTCTGGAGAATTGAAAAACTTGATGATGAATCATCTGGCATGGGTATAATCTTTCAAAACATTTTACTATGTGATACTACAATAGAAGAACTGATGGGTTCTGATGAAGTATTGGATAGATACAATGAGCTAAAGAAAGATGAAGCTTTCAAAAAAATGGAATAATTATCTCACAATTAAAAACTCAACAAAAATGAAAAAGCACACGAAAAGAATGTTGGTATTTGCAGGTACTGCTCTTATGGGTACAGCATATTGTCCTGAGCCAAAACAAGCCCCTTCCCGGGAGTTTGTAAGCCGTACCTATGTACGTGCCACAAGAGAGCAGAAATGGCAAGCATCTGAACGTAGGAAGAATGAGCTGCAGAACAATGTAATAGCAGCAAGGGAACAGCTAAGGATGAAAGCAAGGAATCCAAAAGCAACCGTGGGTTACAACTATGGTACCATAGCCATTCACTCACATAACCTTATTGATAGCATTTTAAATCAAAAAGCATGAAATGTAACTTTGCAGTTAATGGTAAGATAGAGCTTGCCCTTACTCCGGAAAATGACCTTGAAAAGATGATGTTACAAGAACTCTTCAAGGGTGATGTAGAAAATCAGTTTCATGACAAAATACAGATTTTTGACAAAGCCTTAGTAGATACTGTAATAATTAGTAAAAAACAGAGAGACGAAGTAAAATGAAGACAGAAGATTTGAATATGGAAATTTGTGATATAGAAACTTATAAAGCGTTGTTTCTGTATTGTGGTTATGATCCAAGAACCAATAAAAGGTTTGAGTTTGAAATATCTCATAGGAGAAATCAGGTAGATGCTTTGATAAAGCATCTGCTTGAATATCCTAGAGACTTTCTTGTAACTTTTAATGGTGTAAACTTTGATGGGCAGGTATTACAGCACATCATAGAGATTTATGAAAAGTCACATCACTATACTGCACAAGAGCTTATAAATAGTATATATGACTTTGCACAGACAATCATCAGTAATCAGGATTATAACTTACCTCCTACGTATAAAGAGCAATATCTTGACTTTAAACAGATAGATTTGTTTAAAGTACTGCACTATGATAACGAAGCAAGAAGATGTAGCCTGAAATGGGCATTTGAGTTTTCTCTTGATGGTAATATCGAAGAGTTGCCAATAGACCACAGAAAACCTGAGCTAACCTCTGAAGAGATAGATGATGTTATTAGTTATTGTTGGAATGACATCATGGCAACCTATGAGGGTTATAGAATAACCATAGGTGATACAGATCATCCTGACTATAAGGGTAAGAACAAGATACAATTACGTCTTGACCTCATAGAGGGTTATGATTTTCCATTATCAGCTATTAACTGGAATGATGTTAAGATTGGTGCTGAACTGAACAAGAAAGTATACATGGAACTGGCTGATATCAACCAAGCTCAGTTATATGGTAAAGTAAAAGACAGAAAGACCAAGACTGGTTTTACTTTTAAGGACTGTTTTCCAAAGTATACCAAGTTCAAAACAAAAGATTTCAAAACCTTTTTTGACAAAGTAGGTAAGACCAAAGTCAATCTCAATGAGAAGCAGGAGTTTCCATTCAAAGTTGCCGGTGTTACAATTATGTTTGCTAAGGGTGGTGTGCATTCTACAGACAATCCAAGAGTAATTGATATTCCTAAAGGATATATTCTCTTAGATGCAGATGTGGGCTCACAATATCCTAATAACATACGTAAAAGAAACATTTATCCTACACATCTTGGGCCAAAGTGGAATGAAGCATATGTGCTAAACATTCCAAAGAGGCTGGAGGCCAAGAGGTTGTATAAGGAAACCGGTGATAAGAAGTATGATAACTTCCAGGAGTGTTTCAAGCTGGTAATGAACGGTAACTTTGGTAGATTAGGTGACAGACATGATTGGCAGTATGATCCTTTTGCAGCAATGCAAGTAACTATTGGTGGTCAGATCGATCTATTTATGTTAGCTGAGAGTCTCTTACAGATACCTACACTCAGAATAACCAGTATGAATACAGATGGTATTACTGTACTTATCCATGAGGATTACATACAGAAGTATTATGAAACTTGTAAGAACTGGGAAGCACAAGTTGGGAATGACACTCTTGGTAACCTGGAGTATGTAGAGTATGAAATGTTTGTACAAACATCTGTAAATGATTATCTGGCTGTAAAGAAAGCTGACTGGATGTTCAAAGATGGTGAGTTTAAAGCAATCCTTATTGACAAACCTCTTGATAAAAGAGTAAAGAAGAAGGGTGAAAAGTCGCCCCTTTCTATAGTAATATAGATCGAAAATTGGGTAAAAACGGTGAACTGTTTACAAGAATAGTAGCGATTTTATTTGGCAATACGAGTTTCATTTTATATCTTTGTAAAAAGATTGAAGATGGAACAAACAAAAGAGGAATTTTTAGAGTTGTTAGAACAGGGAGATACAAAAGAGGAAATAATGAATAAATTTGGTTGGTGCTCAACTAATTTTCATAAATACTTTAAAGAATGTTTTCCTGGAAGAAGTATAAAACATTACAGTAAAAAAGTAGATCATAAATATTTTAAGAATCTGAATAGTGCAAATAAGTGTTATCTTTTAGGATTCTTTTTAGCAGACGGTTGTTTAAGTTCTCAGAACAAAAAGGGAATATTGAGTTGTTTTCAAGTATCTGTAAAAAGAGAAGATGAAAACATTTTGAATTTCTTTAAAGAGGAAATATCAAAAGAACTTACTTTACAACATTATGAAAATGCAGATGGATATAAAGTATCTAAGATACAATGGACATCTGAAAATATGGCAAATGATTTACTTCAGTATGTAAGTTCATTGAAAAGAAAGAGTTTTGATGCTGAGTTTGATATAAATATGGAAAGTGTTCCAGATATATATTTTGGAGATTTTTTGAGAGGATTATTAGATGGAGATGGTACAGTAAAATTAGGTTTTCCTAAAATAGAAATACTCTTTTCATCTAAAGTATTTGCAGAAAAAATTCAAAGTAAGTTGACGAAATTAGTTCCATTAATAAATGTATCTATAATAGAAGACAGTCATTATTCAAAATTAGAAAACGAAAAAAGGAACTGTAAAATATATAGACTATTCATATCAGCATCTTCAGGAAGTGGTATGAAACCAAAACCTTTTCATCAAATGAATATACTTTACTACATCAATGTTTTTTATTACTTTTTATATAACAATTCCAAGTTTTACTTACCAAGAAAAAAGTTAAGATTTACAGAATACCGTGCTAAGTTTCAAGATTTCGAAAGGCTTGAAAACAGTGTAGAGCATAGTGAGTGAATAAATATAAACTCACCAAGAGTGCCCAACATCCTAAAAAGGATGAAAATATATGCCGAACTCATACAAGATGTAAGTAGTATGAGAAGTAGAGGATAAAAAGCCACTACGATAACAAATTGGATTTCCTTACCAGCTATGAGCTGCACAAGAACAAAAGCAAATGTATTGTTCCTATAGCTCTTGAGAAGTACTTCACTCAGGGTATCCCAGTTGAAGAAACAGTCAAGAATCACAGAAACATCTTTGACTTCTGTATTGCCAAGAAAGCATCCAGAGATTACTTCTATCGAAGTGTTGACAGAAAGACCGGTACAGTAACTGATCTAAATAAACTGGTACGGTATTACTGCTCAAAAGAGATAGGTGAAAAGCTGTACAAGATGAAAAGTCCAAACAGTGATAAAACTGGTCCGGAGAAGAGTAATTGTGAATCAGATAGTGAGCTGCAGGTACTGTACAACAAACCTTTTACTGTTGAGAATTGGGACGATTATGGAATTGATTATACGTATTACATACGTGCAACCAATAAGATAATCGATAAGATTTCTCCTATATATCAACGTGAAAGAAAAGAGAAAGAAAGTGGTCAAATGTCTTTGTTTTAAGGAACATTTTTTGTAAATTTATAAGCTCGTTTTATGTCAGTTACATTGCCACAATTTATCAATATCAGGGCTTTTTTAAAAGATAATCCTGATGGTGGATATGAAGATTGGGTCAAGCAATACAGGCCCCCGAGGAAGAAGAAAGAAGATGTAAGCTATACAGAAGAATTTGAGAAGTGGTGGTGTACTTTTCCTGCTACAATGAAGTTTAGTTTCAGAGGTAGTAACTATGAAGGTACAAGAGTACTCAGAGATGATAAAGAGAAAACCTTTACTGCTTATCTTGAGGTATTGAAAAATACAGGTTTTACAGATGAGCAGTTACTGAGTGCCTTGAAGATAGAAATACAGGAAAGAAAGTTAGCTACATGGGAACATAAGAACCCAAAATACAATGACTTCCAATACATGAAAGCAACTGTAGCATATTTGAACTCTGGCAAGTTTAAGTATTATATAGATGAGTTATTTGAGGAAGTATCAGATGATGAAGATTCAAACAGTGCATAATGAGTTTATCGCAAGAGTTACACCGGGAAATTGAAAATGGTAGAACTGGTAAGTCTGGTATCATTCCTCTTCTCTATGAGAGAGTACAGGAATATATTGACATTGCCAAGAATACAATGTACACTATCGGTGGAGAGAGTGGTTCAGGCAAGAGTACTGTTGCTCAGGACATGTTTATGATCAATCCTTTACAGTGGTACCTGAAAAACAAGAATCCTGATATAAAGCTTTCCATTATCTACTTTGGTATGGAACGTAAAATGTATCAGTATAGTGCAAGATGGATAAGTAGGTTGATCTTTCAGGAACAGGGCATAACTATACCACCAAAGAGGATATTGGGTAGAAAGAAAGAGTACATGATGGATGAGAAAGAGTATGCTTTAGTGCAGCATTACTATTCTGTACTTGATGAGTGGGAGAAAGATGATCTGCTTATAGCACATGAAGGTAGCAAGAACCCATCAGGTATCTCTATCTATCTTGAGAAGTTTGCCAGGAAGCATGGTACTATCATAGAGAAGGACAAAGATGATAAGAGTATGGAAAACATCCTTGAAACAAAGAGGTATGTACCAAATCATCCTAATCACATAGTACTGGTCATAACAGATCACATTGGCATTCTTGCACCTGAGAGAAAAGATACAAACAGTACTCAGAAAGGACAGATAGATAAATTCAGCAGAACAATGAGAGAGGCTAGAGACCTTTATGGTTTCTCACCAGTCATTATTCAGCAGCTCAATAGAAATCTCTCTGATGTAAGTAGACAAAAGTTAGGTGAATTAGCTCCTAAATTGAGTGACTTTGCAGATTCATCACAAACTCAACAGGATAGTGATGTGATAATTGCTTTGTTTGATCCATTTAGACATGCTATAGGTGCAGAGTTAGGTAAGGATAATGGTTATGAACTGAAGAAGTTAAAAGATGAAAAGTATCGAACCTTTTACAGATCATTACATATTCTGAAGAACTCGTTTGATAGTTCAGGTATGCAGTTTCCAATGGCTATACAACCTGAATACGGAATATTTAAAACCTTACCTCGTAAGGATAAGATTACAGAAGATATATATGGGAATGTTACTACTGGTAATTTCTTTCTTGAATAAAAAACAAATTTTATGAGTGAAATGGAAACCCATATTGGGAAAATGAGAAGAATTGAGTGTACTTCACAGGAAGAGAAAGCAACAGAGCTGATGGCTTCTGAAGGTAAAGAAAGACCTTCTTATTGTGATACTAACCTGGAGTGGTTATTGAGTGAATATGATACTTATATAAGTACACCAACCGGACTTTGGGGAATTGTAGAAGATAATAAGCTGGATGGGGATGATGATATAAACAACCTGACAGAGAACGAAGATGGTACAATAAGTTTTGTAACAAGATTCTACAATGGTGGAGCTTGTCTTACAGAAATGCTTGAGGATGGTCTCAATAAGCTGAATAAGTAATCAATTAATCAATTATATGAATACAGAACAAAAAGTAGGAGAGGGGAACGGTATAATCCTCCCTACAACAACAAGAAAGCCTACTGCAATTAACCCAAGGGATATGGTTATCTATGGGAAACCAAAGTCAGGTAAAACCACTGCATTATCACAGTTAAACAACTGTTTGATTATTGATGTAGAGAATGGTACTGCATTTATTGAAGGTATGATAGTATCTCCTCCTGTAGGTGCTGGTCCAATAACCAGGTTCAAATGGTTAAAAGAATTGGCAACAGCTATCAAAGATGCAGGTAGACCATATGACTATGTAGCTATTGATACATTGTCTCAATTGGATGCAGATGCTGAATGGGTAGGTACAAGGAACTACATGAATAGTATTGCCGGTAAGAACTTTAACAGGATGACAGATGAGAAAGGTCAGCTTGTAAGAACTGCTGATAGTAAAACTATTCCTTTGAAGTCAACAGATCCTAACTATGAAAGTGTATTGACACTTGCCAATGGTTATGGTTACAGGTACACAAGGGAGGCCATCATGGATATGTTTGAGACTCTCAGAGATCTAGGTAAGATCTGTACCATTTTTGTATCCCATGTTGCAGATAAGATGATTGCTGAGAAAGGTGGTGAACAGGTAATGATTAAAGATCTGGCACTGGTAGGTAAGACTAGGGATATTATTCCAAGGTTGTGTGATGCTATTGCTAATGTGTGGAATGAAGATGGTCAGATGATGATTTCATTTGAAGGTAATGCAGAGAAGATAGGTGGCATGAGAGCAAAACATCTTATTGGTTATAACGGACCATTAGATTGGAATAAAATATTTATTGAAGCAGAAGATGTAGAAACAAAATCAAATAACAAAAACAGAAAAAATTCTTAATAATTAAAGATCAATAAAATGGCTATTCAAGTTAAAAAAAGTGAAGGTTTCAGCAGTAAACTTTTTACCGGTTTCTTTACAGGTAGAGTTATTGCAATCAATCCTACAAAAGAAGAACATGCTGCTCTTCTTGGATATGAACTTAAAGAAAATGCAGAAGAGATCAATTATTCTGGTGAAACAGAACAAGGTAGATCTTATGTTGACATCAATTTCATAATGGAAGCAAATACTCCTGAGAAACAGAAGATGTCAGCAAGGTTCCGTATTACAGATACTGATTCTGTATCTACAAGATCAGGTAAAACTCAGTATGTAAATCAGCTTGGTGATCAGAGCTGGAACCTCAAAGAGGAAGATCTTGCTGACTTCTTTACTAATTTCCAGACAAAGGAAAAGAAGAATGTAGGTGAGAAAATATATAGGGTAGCTATGCAAGGTGAGGCTACTTTCTATAACTTCTTCAAGGCATTTCTTGCAAAAGGTGATTTCTATTCTCCAGAAACCAACATTCTTGTAGATAAGAAAAGGTTGTTCAGGAATGTGGACAAGTTTGTAAATGAAGAATATCGTCCATTGCTTGATGCTACCGGTGATAAGTCTCTGGTAGATTCTGTAATGGCTCTTGCTATAGTACAGATCAAAGAAAAAGATGGTAAAGTAAATCAGTATCAGAAGCTCTATCCTAATTTCATGTCTGGCTATATGATGAAGAAAATGTCTTTGGCTATTTCTAGTGCTAACTTCATGGCAGATAATAAGATCAAGAAGTTCTATGAATATCTTACCGGTGAAAATGGCTGTAAAGATGCTTATACATTGACTTTGTTGCAACCATATAATCCTGAAGCTCATGCTCAGGCCAGTACATTAACCTTTATCCAAGAGGGTGAAGTAGCAACAGATACAGGATTTGACGAATAATTTTATGTTCACAACCAGGTAAAGGGAGAGGTGTAACAACCTCTCCTACTTTATCTCAAAACAATCAAAATGAATAAGTGGGAATTAAGTAGGATAGATGGAAATCTGGCAGTAGTAGATAGTAAAACAAGAACTGTCATTTTCTATATAAACGATCTACCTTATAAAACAGTAGTAAATATTGTAGAACTGAATAACAAAGGCACAGATCTTTCAGGAATAGATCAGATGCTTCTCAACGATGAAGAGTGTACTCAAGACGAAAGAGAGTTTATAATAGAGTCAATCAGTAATTATATAAATTTAGAAAAAATGGAAGAGAATAAAGCAATAGATTCAACAGCAGATATTGCTGCAGTTATACCAGGATTTGCAACAGAACCAGGTTCACCGGCACCAGTAGAGAAAACTAAAAGGCAATGGACAAGAAGGATTACCGATGGTAATGCTCCTATCAAGGCCCAAAGTGCTGCTGACTTTATCAAAATAATGCAGGAAAAGATCGAAATGGCCAGAATGCTGGACACAGTAGTACTACCTGAACTTCCTGGTTCTATGACAAAGACCAACCATGATATCATGGTAGAGTTTGTAAAAGAGCACTCTCAGCTCGTAATGAAGTATATGCAGAAGATTCAACAGGCATAGTATGCAGCTAACAAAAGAACAGTATGATCAGATGGCCTCCGAAATATCGGGGGCCTCTGTTTCTGTATGGAACGATACTCTAACAGATTATTCAGAAGGAATAATATTAGATGATCTTTGGCCAATATTAGATAAGTACATAAAACCACAAGAAGATGAAGTATATTATTGAGGTAGAAGTTGATGAAGATAAGCTCCGTAGATCAAGAGGTATAGATGTAGGAGAAGAGAATGAGTATGAGGAAAGTGTAGAAACTCTTGTTCTTGCTGAGATGGGATGGGTAGATGATTCAGGAATCTATGTTACTTCTATAAAAGAAGTT